TCCTCTGAATATCTAAAACTAACACCGTCTACATCTTCTTCTGCACATGATTTTGCATAATCGACTGCTCTTCTCCACAATTCCTTATCTATTCCTTTGATGTATTGAGAAAAGTTTTCCGAAAATGCGATGTATGCTTCTGCAATTTTTTCTGCTTTTTCTGGATTGTTTTCTATTTCTTCGTCAGAAAGATTTTCCAATTGATCCTCAAAGGTTTCTTCTTCGTTATCATCATAGTTTTCGTATTCTTCAGTCATGTTGTCTCCAAATATTAATTAAAAAAGTGGCTTCAAGATTATCATAAGAATTTTTTAATATAATACTTTTTAATTCTTGTTGTTTATACCCATGCATTATCATTTCATTTATATCTTTTTCTATGATGTTTTTAGGCCAGATGCATATCTTATATCCTTCCTTTACAATTTGCAACATAATTTCTGTAACTTGTTTGTTTCTTGGTTCATTATCAAGAACAAATATTAAATTCTTTTTTTGTAACTCTTCTGGTATTTCTCTCCAATTTGACATACCAAGAGTGGCGACAGAATTTGGAATAAACATAGAATCTATCGGACCCTCTGTAACAAAAACAGTATCGTCTGTTATATCTTTTTGTCCGAACCAAATTCTTTGATTTGTAACCTTTTTAGTTATGTATTTGATAGGAGAAAAATGTATAGATCTTCCCTGAAATGCATGAAGATTGTTTTGTGTATCATATACAGGAATAACAATCCTCTCGTCTTTTTTAATTGAATTTGATTCTATTAAATTATTGAATTTTTCAGAATACAACAATACATCAAAATATTTCTTTGGTATTCTTCTTTTTCTAGCATATTCATATGCAGGATGATCATTTTCCAAAGAAGATAATGTCGGCAATCCTGATAGAATATTTTTATTTAACTTTTTCTCAGTTTCAAAACTTATTTCTATCGTTGGCTTCTTGTAATTACTATTACCATTTTGTCCATCTTTCCATCGTTGGATTGCATATTCTTTACATAGATTAGGATCTAATTTTTCTAAGAAGTTATAAAGATTTACACTGACTCCGCAATTATGACATTTATAGAAAAAGTTATTCTTTTTTCTATAAAAATACCCTCTAGCTTTAATTTTGTTTTTAGAAGAATCACCACAAAAACAACACCTACAATTGGCAAGATCGTTCTTCTTCCATTTAAAACGATCAAGACGGCTTGCAGCTATGTTTATGAATTGCCTGTCTATATAGTCAGTCATTTGATTCTTTGGTTAGATATTCTTTATATAATTTAGTCACAAGAGCCTCAAATGTCTCAGGGTCCATTGGAATATTCTTTGACTTTATTTCTTTCTTTGCTTTGATGTATAGTTCTTTTTTTCTCTCTTCTGAAATTTCAATCATTATTGGTTTCCGCTTGAGAATCAAGAAATGCCTTTTTTGCCCATTCTTCCCATTCTTGTAAATCATCATCACGAATCACAGGAATTTCAGAGAACTTAAAATACCAAGGTTCGTTCTTATTCTTCTCAATTGCCCAATCTGCATTTTTTTCTTGACTCATGAAAAATCCTTTCTAAAAGAAAACTTCTTACTAAAACTGGTTAGACCGTCTAACCCAATGTCATCATCAGAACCTGTACTGATAAGCCCTGCTTGTTCGGACTCATCAACATCAAATAGTTTCATTTTTCCTCTGTTGATACCAATAACAAACTTTCTGTTTGTTGATAAATCGCTGTATCTATTTTTCAATTGTTTTACCATTATTTGATTTTTTTCATCAAGTTCATCAGACCCAATCAAAGCAAACATAAAATCTACAGTTGCAGGCAATCCAAAACTTTCGGAGGTATTTTCAAGTCCCATGTCACTATTATTGTAGCCCTGTCGATTTGTTTGTGTGGCAGTGAAAATAGGAACTTTATATTCAATTGCAAGTCCTCGCAGTTCCTCTGCGATTCCTTTAATATAGGTGTACATATTTACATTTGCAGATTTAAATCTAGAAGAAGCACATATGTTCAGATAATCAATAAAAATAACATCAGGAACAAATTTAAGTTTCAATTTTAATTCATGCAGTAGATGTCGAAAATGATTAGCATGTGCAGAACCTGTAGGATATTCTTTGATAATTAATTTACCAGATACCCCCTGGGTAGATTGAAATAATTTCTTTGCATAAACATTTTTCGGCAATTCTTTTAACTCGTCTATGGTAAGATCCATAATATTTGCATCAATTCTCTCTGCAATTCTTTCCTCTGCCATTTCACAGGTAATATACAATACATTCTTATTTTGTAGTAAACAATTAGATGCATGATGGCACAGAAACAGAGACTTGCCGACACCTGTTCCTGCAATCACACAATTTAATGTTTTTGGTGTTACCCCGCCATTTGTAATAGAATTGAAATAGTCTAGGTCAAATGGTATCTTGTATTCTACCTTCTGATAAAAATCATATCTCTTTTCAGCATCTTTAATATAATCATGTCCGATATTTGTATCAAACGATACAGATAAAGCTTCTGATAGAATACTTGGTAAAGAATCTGGAGTCTTTTCCCTGTCTTTTCCCTCAATGATATGAATAGATTCTAGAACAGCATTGTAAATCGATTTATCTTTACAAAACTTTTCTGTTTCATCTATTAGCCAATCATCATTGATGCAAGGGGAAAATTCCAAATCTTTTATATAAGAAATACAAGATTCGTATTGTTGTTGGGTTAGCGACTTGTTATTTGATAAACCAACAAGTAATGTATCTTTCGATGGTAATTTATTATATTTAATAATATTTTTAAGTACTAATTTTAAAATCTCTTTTTCGGTTGTATCATGAAAATACTCTTCCTTTATGAAAGGAAGAACTTTTCTTGAGTATTCCTCATTTACACATAGATTCTCTATAATAAGAGATTCAATTGTTTTCGGTGATGTCAATTTCTACCTCTTGGTTATCACTTCCGTACATAAATTCTTTTTTAGCAGCTTCTTCGATTTTATCCAGCATTTCCTTTGTGAAATATTTTTCTGGATTTTCATTGATGTTTTTTTCCCATACGGTGCTGCCGTCAGGCAACTCTATGCGGGTAGACACCTTGCGCAGTATACCATGTTTCAGACAGAGGTCAACCAATCCATAATATCTATCTAAACCAGAATCATATCTGAGGAGAACATCTACCATTTTATTTTCTTTTGTAAATCTGCCTTTGAAAAGTTTACAGTGTACTATGTTACCAACAACCTCATTGCCCACTTTTTCTTTCTTCTTTGAAAGATAAACAATAATACTTGCCGCATATTTTAGACCACCCCCACCACCCATTTCTTTCATGGGAACATATGCTCCTACAACATCATAGGTGTGGTTTGTAATAATCATAGGAATCTTTGCTTTTCCTAATTTTATAGTTAAAACTCTAAAAATTGATTTTACAACTTGTGCTCGAGTCATATCTCGAACATTCTTTCCTTCACTTGTATCACCCATTTCTTTCTCTGTTGACAACATACCTAAAGAATCAAGAACAAGCATCATTGGCTTTCTTTCTGCTTCTGGCATTTCCATATATTTGTCAACAACAGAAATAACTTGTCTTCTAAATTCTTCTACAGTAGCTACAGGAAATACTGCTACCCTTGAGGGATCTATTCCTCTGCTTCTGAACATTTCGCTTGTGACTGCTTGTTCTGTGTCGAAATATAAAACAACAGATCCTTCTCTCTCTTCTAGGAAACTTCTTACAATTCCTATACTGAAATAAGTTTTCCCTGTAGCAGATTCCCCTGCAAGAGCAATAATTTTATTGTCAGGGATACCACCGTAAATACTACCAGAAAGAAGACCATTAAAGATATAACTACCAGAATCAACATAATCCTTTACATCACTAGCATCCAATCCATCCTCAACAATAGACGCAAATTCGTTACCAGAACTCTTTATCACTTTTTTCAAAAAATCCATAATATCTCCTATACAAATAATTGTTCTAATGTAGATGTTCTTTCCATATTCCAATTAATACATTCTGCAATCCCCTTCAACGGATCAACAAAACTTTTTTGGAATTGCATTTCATAATCTATAGAATTATGTAGACCCAATTCTTCAGGAAGACGGATAGAAAAAGAAATAACTTTTGCACCTACTGTGTTTGGTTCCTTTAAGTAAACAAACTTTACCTTTTCCCCGTCTTTAATAGTAGAATATTTTTTAAATAGTTTCTTATTTTTTAATGCATGATTGTATATCAATGCTCCCTTTACTGCAATAGGTGTTGATTTTTTATAAATCTTGACAGGATCAAAATACTTATTGACATCATTGCAAGATCTAGGAAAAGATATGTCCTCAACAGGCATAGAGAAAAATTCTTTCTTGAAATTCTCAACATAAGATATAAGAGAATCTTCGTCTTTGTTGAGTATAAGAGAAATACACTCTTTCAGTGCTTTTCTCACTGGTTGTGGAGTAGAAGACCTAACAACCTCGATGCCCATGATCTTGATATCAGGCTCGTCAAGAAGAATATTATCTTCTCCCATAAAGATATTCAACATATATCTTTTCTTTGCAGTCCAGACACCCTTGTTTGCAATTCCTTCTCTTTTCATGTTTAGAGTTTGAACTGGACAATTTAAATATTCTTTAAGTTCATCATATTGTTTCTGTATAAAAGAAACAATTATATCATTACAAAAATTATTTAATTTTGTTGTGACTAATTGTTTATCATGTGATATTGATGACATGAATTTCTTTACAACTTGATCTAAACAAATATAAACAGAATCTGTATCAGAAGCAATAATGTAATCTTGATTTTTTGTGTTTAGTGTTTTGTTCAAGTAAACATTCAATCTTCTTTCGATCCAACGAATGACCAATTGACCAGAGAGGGTGATTGCTTCTGCAAGATCAATATCAAAGTGTCTAAAATATTGATTACCAACAGTTCCGAATGCCGAATTCAGATTGATCTTTCTTACCAATTGATAATTGTGATATTTTACAACATCAAGTTCTAATTGCCTTTTTTCTTTATCTGTAAGACTATCCTTTTCTTCTTTTAGTCTAGCCTTACATTCAAGCATCTTATTCTTATACATCTTTCTTTCTTTGTACATCTTTTCCATAAGTTCAGAAAGAAAGCCCTGTCTTGTTGTATCAAAGAAAATACCATTCGCACTCATACACGAATTTCTCTTTGCTCCTGCATCTATGAGCGACTTGACATTATCTTTTTTATTTAAAATATCATCCACTGTAAACTTTTGTTTTGCGTGGAAATCTTTCTTTGTCTCGGGAGAAATATTGAATAATTGAATGAGAGAAGGATACAGAGAATCCAAATCGAAACTCACAATCCAATTATGCATACCAACTATCGGATCTTTGACATATGCTCCTGTGAATTGTGCATTCTTAGAACTTTCTTTAATTCTTCTTTGTGGAATTACAATTTTTTTATTGTAAAGATGATAATAAATAATACAATCCCACATTCTAACTTGAGAAAACACATCAGAAAAATTCACTTTTGATGAATATGCCAGATCTACTGCTAATTGTAGAAGTTTAAGTTTGTTTTCTAATTTTTCAACAAGAAGAACATCTTGATGATTGTATTCAATGAACTTGGAAAAGTCTTTTTTATAGAGATCTTGAATAGTATCAAATCCATCAAAAGAGGCTTTCTTTTCTCCAAGCTCAACAAATCCGATATGATCCAACTTGTATGTTTCTCTGTTTACGAATGTAAATTTTTTGTATAGATCATAGTAATCAAGAGTAGAAATACCACATAATTCATATGTGATATTTTCTTTATTCATGATCACTACTTTGCGTGATTTTATATACTTCCAAGGAGACAGATCGCTTGCAGCATCTGGTCCCATAATATTATTGATTCTATGGACAAGATATGGAATATCAAAGAAATTGATATTCCATCCTGTGATTATATCAAAATCTTTTTCATTCCACCATTTGATAAAATCATAAAACAAAGATTTTTCTGACATATGAACAGAAACAAAATGTCGTTCGTTTACTGGCTTTGCCTCTTCTGTACAAAAAGTAAATGCATCATACTTCCCGTCAAACTTGGTTTTAATTGTTATCGCATTTACTTTTTGATCTGCTTGGTCTACAGAAGGAAATCCGTT